TCTTGGACGATGAGCCAAGTGCTAGAGATTATAAAGGCCCATTAGCACCAACTGTTTCTAGTGATACAGACAGTGGCAGTGATGCTAGTGGATCACCTGACATATTTGCAGATGCAGCCAGCAACGCAGATTCGGGTACAGCTAAAGTAGTAGCGGCTGCAGAAGAAAACCTAGCCACTGAAAGTGAGATTAGTGACATACAAAAAGAGGGTGATAAAATTAAAGAAAAACTTGAGTCTGCTGCCCGTGGCGGTGGAAGAGGTTTCTCTGATGGCGGCTTAATGAAGAAAAAGAAGTAACTACCCATATAACTATAAGGCTACCCAGCTACGGCTGGCCCCAACATAAGGAGTAATAAATGTCGGAAGCCCAAATTCAAACGGACTCAGTGTCACATAATCGTAACCTATCTCGTATAGAACGTGATGAGGTTGAGCTAAAAGAACTGCTCAAGCAAGCAGGGGTTACACAGGATGAAACAGAAGAGGAAGCTGTTGAAGCGGAACCCAGTAGCTCAGAGTCTGGCGAACCCCAAGTTCAGGCAGAGAGTAGTGCCAAACAAGAAAAAGAACCACAAGCTAAAGCACAAGAAGATGAAGAGCTAAGTTCGGAAGAGAAGAACTTTAAGAAGCGTTATGGTGATCTCAGGCGGCACACTCAAGAGAAAGAAAAAGAGTTTCAGGCACAGCTTGATAAGCTAACTTCTCAACTTGATGCAGCCACAAAAAATGAGCTTGTACTACCTAAGTCAGAAGATGAGGTAGAGGCTTGGGCTAAGAAGTATCCAGACGTTGCAGGTATCGTAGAAGCTATTGCTGATAAGAAAGCTAGTGAACGTTCATCTGAGCTTGACGGGCGCTTAAAAGAGATTGAAGCTTTACGCTCAACAGCTAAGCGTGAGAAAGCAGAAGCAGAGTTACTCTCTATGCATCCTGACTTTAAAGATATTCGTGCTGATGATGCGTTTCACTCTTGGGCAGAGAAACAGCCTAAAGTCGTACAGGATGCTTTGTACGAGAATAGTGAAGATGCTAAGTCTGTTGCACGTGTTATTGATCTATACAAGTCAGACCAAGGCATTAAGACTAAAAGCACTAATGACTCTGATAAAGCGGCTGCGTCTTCAGTTAAGGCTAAGGGACGTGCTACACCAGATACAGATGACTCATCTAAGTACCTCAGTGAATCACAGGTTGCTAAGATGTCTCTAAAGGAATACGAGAAGCGCATGGATGAGATCTTTGATGCTCAGCGCTCTGGTAAATTTATTTACGATATAAGTAAGAAATAGTTTGACATTTCTTTAATCGTAGATAAAACTATAGGTATGTACAGTGTCAGGCATCAACTGCCTGTACATGCTTTTCAATAAGCACTAGCCACACGAAGAACTACCTCTGAGTATAGGCCCAGCGCTTGAAGGATGGCAATCCTGATAGCAATGCTGACTACCCTAGAACAAAGAGCCTCTTTTATTGTGGATATGTAGTGTCTAAATCTCACGCCATATCTATAAAGGAGAATTATTATGGCTATTGGAACCGCTGGTGGTGGGTTTAACGGGAACTTCTCCCCGATTATCTACTCCAAACAGGCACAGATTGCTCTACGCAAGGCTGCTGTTACTAACGCAATCACCAACAATTCATATTTCGGTGACATTGCAAACCAAGGCGACACTGTTCGCATTCAAAAAGAGCCAGACGTAACCGTCAACGCTCTGCAGCGTCACACAGGTATCTCAGTAGAGAAACTTGATGATTCTGACTTCTCGCTCACCATTGATCAAGCTAACTACTTTGCTTTCAAAATGGATGACATTGAAGAGCAGTTCTCAAATGTAGACTTCACATCCTTGGCTGCGGATCGTGCAGCATATAAGATGGCTGATGCAATGGACGCAGACGTATTGTCGTACCTCTCAGGTCACACTACTGCTGGTGCTCACATCACTACTTCATCAGGTGACAAGCAAACTGCTTTGACTGCTACTGGTGAATACATTGCTGCGAACCACTTGGACGCAACTGACTTCTCAAGCTTGACCATCTCAGGTTCTGCTACAGCAGGAGACTCAGTTCCATTAGCACCACGTTTACCAGGTGCAACTGCGTTGTCAGCAACTACAGTATCCCCTCTAACAGTCGTAGCTCGTATGGCTCGTAAGATGGATACAGCAAGTGTTGACTCACGTGGGCGTTGGATCTGTGTTGACCCGGTGTTCGTAGAGATGCTCAAAGACGAAGACAGTCGCGTATTAAATGCTGACTTCGGTGGCTCAGGTCTTATGAATGGCTTGGTTCTAAACAACTTGCACGGTTTCCGTGTTTATGTGTCTACGAACCTTCCAGCAAAAGGCACTGGCGCTGGTACTGCTGGTACAACTGCACAAGACGCTAACTATGGCGTTATTGTAGCTGGTCAGGAGGATGCCGTTGCTTCTGCAGAGCAGATCAACAAAGTCGAGAACTATCGTGATCCCGACTCATTCGCAGACATCGTGCGTGGTATGCATCTATATGGTCGCAAAATCTTGCGCCCAGAGGCATTGCTAACAGTACGTTACAACGCTGCTTAATACTACTTAGTTTGTTGGGCTGGTCTTGTCAAGAGGCTGGCCCTTCAACACACTTATCATTAGGATAGCTCTATGGCTAATTATGTAACTCTAGTTAATCAGGCATTACGCCGTGTCAATGAAGTTGAACTTGATATTGGTGGTGATGGCTTTGGTGACGCACGTAACTTACAAGTGTTAGCTAAGGATGCTATTAACTCTGCTATACGTGAGATCCTGCAGAACAGCCAAGAGTGGCCTTTTACACTTACAACATATACGCAAACCCTTACCGCTGGTACAGGTGTGTATGACTTTGCCCCAGATGCTTCTAAAATTGACTGGGACACTATCTACCTCAAGCGTCTATCTTCTAAGGGTAATACACCTGCTAGACTACCCGTAATTACTTATGAGGATTACATTCGTAAGTATCGCTCAGGTGAAGATGTTAGTGGTGCAGATGGGTATAGCCTACCTAATATTGCTTATCAAACACAGGATATGAAGTTTGGTATTACACCTCTACCAGATGATGCATACGAATTAGAGTATCGCTACTGGTCATATCCTGCTGATCTAGTTTTTTATAATGACGTATGTATAGTACCTGATCGCTTTAACACAGTGATAGTTGATGGTGCTACAATGTATCTTATGCGCTTTCGTGCTAACGAACAGAGTGCTGCACTACACCAGCAGAAGTTTGAGGATGGTATGGATAACATGCGCCGTTTACTTCTTGACTTACCTTTATATGTTAGATCCTCTGTAATAGCTGGCAGATACTTTAACAAGCAGACTGGCACTAACTAATGGCTGATAACCTACGTACCTTTGCTACACCTTGTATGGGTGGCTTGGTGGTTAACCAAGACCCTTTAACACAGGGTGGTCAGATGGCAGGTTCAGCACTGCGTCTTATCAACTATGAGCCTGCCTTGAATGGTGGGTATAGACGTATATCAGGCTATAAAAACTCTTATGGTGAGCTTACAGGATTAGCTAATAGCCCTGTGTTAGGGGTACACGTATCTGCTGATATTAATCAGGGCATCTTTGGCTGTCGTAAACCCACCTCTGGTAATAACTACCTACACTGGTACAATCATTACTATACTGTCACACTAGCCTCAGGTCAAGGTTCTGGCTTTACTGTAGGTGAAACTGTAACAGGGGAAGTTAGCGCAAGTGATGACACAGGAGTAGCTGCTACAGGAACAGTTATTTCTAAGACTGCAAACGCTCTTGTAATTAACTTTGGCAAACTACCTGATGCTATATTCGCTACAGGTAATGTTTTAACAGGTGGTACTTCTACGGCTACAGGTACAGTACAGTCTACTCCTGTAGTTAAAGGATGGCAGGCTGTCACTAGTGTAGGTTCACCTACTATGACTGGTGTATCTAAGATACGCTTTGAGAGCTTTAACTGGGGTGCATCTAAGTTTGCTATGACTGATGGCATTAACCCTGCCGCTACTTGGGATGGTACAACGTATGTTCAACTTAACGGTGGACAAGCGCCCAGCGCACCTAGTTTAGTTGCAGCATTTAACAATCATTTATTTCTAGCTGGTGACCCTTCTGAGCCTTATAACTTATACTTTAGTGCCCCAGTAGATGAGACTGATTGGACACCTGCAGGTGGCGCAGGGGTTATCAATGTAGGCTTTGAAGTCATACAGCTTAAGACTTTTCGTAATGAGATGTATATCTTTGGGCGTAATAACATTAAGCGCTTAGTAGGTAATAACATTGCTGACTTCTCGCTACAAACAGTTACATCTAACCTTGGTTGTGTTGCTCCTGACAGTGTAGCAGAGTTTAATGGTGAGATATTATTTCTAGCACCTGATGGTATTAGGCCCGTTACGGGTACTGATCGTATTGGTGATATTGAGTTGGCTACATTGTCTAAGCCTATTCAGTCTATCTTTGAAGATTATACAGCTAACGAAGATCTTGCTACAATGACTACTGTAGTAATAAAAAAGAAGTCACAGTTTCGTTTATTCTTTACTAATCAAGATTCACTTGGTATCATTGGCGCTATCAGGCGTAGTGGTCAGGGTGGCGCAGGGTTTGAGTTTAGTCAGTTAGTAGGCGTATCAGTAAACTGTGCAGACAGTGGTTACATTAGTGATGAAGAGTTCGTTATACATGGAGATAGTGTAGGAAATGTGTTCCGCCAAGAAGTAGGTAATGACTTTGACGGCAGAGACATCTTTAGTTTATTCCAGACGCCTTTCTACTACATGGACGATCCTGCAGTACGTAAGTCCTTCTATGATGTAGATACTTACATGCGCTCTGAGGGTGAGGTATCTGTAGTTATGGCTGTAGATTATGACTACAGTGATCCTACAGTAGCTACTAGCTCAGACTACTTCTTATCTACTGCAGGTGCTGCTGCCTATTATGACAAAGCTACGTTTGACTCTACAGACATCTATGATGGTAACCCCTCACCTGTAGAAAGAACTACTATTGCTGGTTCAGGTAAGTCTGTATCTATTCGCTACGTTGCAAGCAATACAAAACCTAGTCACACTATCCAGGCTATCACACTAACATATGGCCTAAACGACAGGCGCTAAGAGAGGAATAAAACATGTCAGGCTATACACGCCAATCCACTGCAGACATTGTACCTACCGCTGTAGTACGCGCAGCGCCGATCAACGCAGAGTACAACAAACTACGTGATGCTTTTACACAAAGTGACACAGGTACTACAGGACACAAGCACAATGGTTCATCTGATGAGGGTTCCTACGTACCTCTGATCGCTGACCTAGATGCTAAGAATAAGCTTATAGTAAGCCAAGCAGACAATCGCTTTGGTCTATTTGTAGAAGTATCTAATGCCGCTACTGAGCAGCTTCGATTCCAAGATGGTCTTGTAGTACCTGTAACAGACAATGATATTGACCTTGGTACATCCTTACTAGAATACAAAAATGCTTACTTTGATGGTACAGTATATGCTGATACAGTAAGCATTGGTGATAACGACTACACCACTATTACAGATAATACTTACACTGTGTCTGCTGGTAACTTATTGTTTGACGTAGCTGGTAACATTAACTTAGATGCTGATGGTGGAGATGTAGCACTTAAGGATGGTGGCACTACTTATGCTACCTTGACAAGTAACTCAGGTAATCTTACACTTAAGAGTGGTACAACAACTGCTGTAACATTTACTGGTGCTAACGCTGACTTAGCTGGTACTCTGGATGTAACAGGTGCTGCTAAGTTTGACAATAACGTTACTATAGATGGCAATACTATCATTGGTGATGCTAACACTGACACCGTAGCTATCAATGCTAAGATTAGTACAGCACTTATTCCTACAGCAGATAGTTCGTTTGACTTAGGTAGCGCATCAGCTTACTGGAAAGATAGTTACATTGATAGTGTAACCACTACAGGTAATGTTAGTATTGGTGGTAACATAACAGTTAATGGTACTGCAGACTTTACTAACACAACTCTTAATAACGTCACTGATCCAAGTACTGCACAACAGGCCGCAACAAAAAATTATGTAGATACATCAATAGCTAACTTGATTGCGGGTGCTCCTGCTACACTAGATACGCTAGATGAGATTGCTGCAGCTATCAATGATGATAACAATGTTTACACTACCTTAACAACTAGCATTGCAACTAAGTTACCTTTAGCAGGTGGAACCATGACTGGTGCTATTGCTATGGGTGGCAGCAAGATTACAGGTGCTGGTGCGCCTACAACAGGTTCTGACCTCACTAATAAAACATATGTAGATGGCATTCTAGGTTCAGCAACCGCAGCGGCAGATAGTGCAGCAGATGCACAGAAGCTTGCTATTAACCCAGAAGATTCACAGTTCACACTTTCTGATAGTTCTACTACTGGCTTTTCAGCTTTGCATTACGCAGAGAAAGCAGAAGAGACTTATACTAATCTATTAGCTCTAGCTATTGTAGTTAGTGCTACTGTAGCTGATTATGGGTTTATCAACACTTCACCAACTTCAACGTCAGACTACGGAGCAATATAAATGTCTACACAAATACAACGCCGTAGAGGCACAACATCAGATCATTCTAGTTTTACAGGCGCTGGGGGTGAAATAACTGTTGATACAACAAAGAATACTATTGTTGTACATGATGGTTCTACACAGGGTGGGTTTCCTCTTGCTAAGGAATCAGCTTTAGCTGCCACAGTAGGTGCTTTAACAGATGTAACTATTTCTTCTATAGGTGCAGGAGAGATACTTAAATACAGTGGATCTGAGTGGGTAAACAATACCCTAGCAGAAGCAGGTATACAAGCTTACGATGCTAACCTTACTAGCTTTGTTACAGCACTGACACTCCCTACAGCAGATGGTTCAGCAGGACAGTTCCTCAAGACAGATGGCTCAGGTACAGTAAGCTTTGCATCTATCCCTACTATCAACACACTGAATGACATTGGTAACGTAACTATTACTAGTGCATCTACTGGTGAGTTCCTGCAGTGGAGTGGTTCAGCTTGGGTAAATGCTGTAGTTGAAGCATTTGACACACAGACACATACGACTACTGCAACTTCTCAAGTGTCTATTGCAGAATATGCTCATGCAACGTATGATGGTGTTAAAGCTGTTATCACTGCAGATGATGGAACTAACCGTAGCATTGCTGAGATATTGATTACACATAATGGTACAACTGCTATTGCTACAGAGTATGCACAGCTAAATACTGCAACTGCACTAGCTACATTTGATGTAGACATCTCAGGTTCAGACATTCGTATCTTAGCTACTCCTGCAGCAGCAACAAGCACAGCGTTTACAGTTAAAGCTATTACTCTGTAAGACATTCAGCCAAGTGGAAGGTGAAGCATGGCAAACGATAAAGACTTTAAAGTAAAGAACGGTATTCAACCCACGGTCTACCATGAGGGCGTGGGTACAGTTACGTCTGCAACTGAAGAATATAGCATATCTAATGCTAGTTATGATAGTGTTAGCTTTAGTGTATCGGGTCAGGATGCCAACTCCTTTGGCCTAGCTTTCAATAATAGTGGCACTAAAATGTACATGGTGGGTTATTCAGGTGACAGTGTTTATCAGTATAGTTTATCTACAGGTTTTGATTTAAGTACAGCTTCGTATGACTCAGTTAGCCTTAGTGTAAGTAGTCAGGAAACAGCACCTCGTGACCTAACTTTCAACAACGACGGTACTAAGATGTATGTTGTTGGTAACGCACAGCGTTCAGCCCACCAGTACACTCTATCTACAGCGTTTGATTTAAGCACAGCATCATACGATAGTGTAAGTTTTAATTTTGCTACTCAAGATACTACTCCTTACGACATAATCTTTAATAGTGATGGCACTAAGATGTACATGGCTGGTGGAACAAACAAAACTATATTTCAATACAGTTTATCTACAGCGTTTGATTTAAGCACAGTATCATACGACAGTGTAAGTTTTGATGTATCTAGTAATCTGGATTCTATTTATAGCATAGCCTTCAATAGCGATGGTACTAAAATGTACGTTGTTGATGGCGTTACAACCGATAGTGTAAATCAGTACGGACTGTCTACAGCTTTTGATTTAAGTACCATTTCTTACGACAATATTAGCTTTAGCTTTTCTAGTCAGGAGACTAATCCCTCTGGAATAGCTTTCAATAGCGATGGTACTAAAATGTACGTTGTTGGAAACAGCAGTGACACCATCTACCAATACTCCACAGCCCTAACCACCAACATCCTAGACCTATCCAGTGGTTCAGTCTTTGAGATTACCCCAACGTCTGACATTCAGGTTAACCTAAGCAACCCTGCTGCTAGTGGTACTGTTAGTCAGGCTACGTTGTTGTTGGATGGGGGTAGTAGTGCAGGGTTTGACTTGAGTAATATCGCTTATAATGACAAGAGTTTTAGTGTAACCTCAGAAGACACTACTCCAAGAGGTTCTCATGTAAGCTCAGATGGTACAAAATTATATCTTGTAGGCGCTTCCAATGCAAAGGTATTTCAGTACAATCTTGCGATACCGAATGATTTAAGTTCTGCGACATACTCTACATATAGTCTAAACATAAGCCCTCAAGATTCTAGCATTATGGATGTAGCTTTCAGCACGGATGGTACAAAAGCATATGTAATAGGTTATTCAAATCAAATAATTTACCAATACTCCCTAAGCACTGCTTGGGATTTAAGCACTGCATCTTACGCCTCTAAATCTTTTAGTGTGTCAAGCCAGACAACACAGCCTATGTCCTTATCTTTTAGGGGTGATGGGACTTCTGTGTTTGTCCTTGGTAATATTGGAGATAGTGTATACCAGTACACGCTTAGTACAGCGTGGGACGTATCTACTGCCAGCTATGCTAGTAAATCATTTAGTATCGCAACTCAAGATGCTGAACCTATAGCTGTACGTTTTAATTCTTCAGGGGATAAAATGTATTACTTAGGTTTAAATACAGACACAGTTTATCAATATACACTGTCTACAGCTTGGGATGTTTCTACAGCCTCTTATGACAGCGTATCTTTTAGCTTTAATAGCCAAGACACAACCCCTTTTGGGTTTTCTTTTGAATATAGTGGTAAGACGCTTATTATGACAGGCTATTCCTCTAAAACACTATACCAATACTCCACAGCCACACCAGCCACCATCACCTACGACAGCACCCTAGAGTTTGCAGGAGGTACTGCACCTACGTCACCCGCTATAGGTGAGACAGATGTAATAACATTCAGCACGACAGACGGTGGTACATCCTACCAAGCTGTACAAGCAATAGATGGAGCTAAGTAATGGCTAATAATAAAGACTTCATTGTAAAGAATGCTGTAGAGATAGGTGGGCCTACGAATGTAACACTAGGTACTATCACAGGTAATGCTATTAATCTTAGCACAGGCAACTACTTCAAGGATACACTAGCAGCTAATACAACGTATAGTATCAGTAATGCAGGTGATGTGCAGTCGTTTCAGCTAGAGGTGACTGGTGGTGCTGTAGGATTTGATATTGCTTCTGCTGTTTACGAAGCTCAATCTGGTCTTTTAAGCCAAACCACCACGCCAGAAGGGTTCTTTATAAGTCCTGATGGTGTCTATGTTTATGTAACTAAAACGGGAGGAAGCTCACGAGTGTACCGTTACAAAATGACAACACCTTGGGATGCTAGTACTATAGTCTTTGACAACCAGAGCTTTGGTTTATCTAGTCAAGATACTTCTCCAACGGATATATTCTTTAAGCCAGATGGTACTATTATGTACATGATTGGTACTCAACAACAGCAAGCGAGACAATACACTCTTTCAACTCCTTGGGATATAGGTACAGGAATGGTTTATGCGAATAAGACGTTAGGTCTTAGCCAAACTCAACCGTTTGGTTTATTTTTTAAACCTGACGGTACTAAAATGTACACTACCCAGTATAACTTAAATATTAAAGAGTGGTCACTCTCTACAGCGTGGGATATAACAACAGCCTCTTCTTCTTCTACATCTAGTTATTTAGGGGGTACTGCCCTTGGCATGAAAAGTATAAGCATAACTGATGATGGTAAGAATGTTTTTGTTATAGGCATTGACCAAGATAGGATATACAACTTTGAGTTGTCAACACCTTGGGACATCACTACAACAAGCTATGTAAGTAATATAAGTGTTGAGCTTAAAGAGAACGCACTTAAGAGTTGCTTCTTAAAGACAGATGACAACAGTAAGATATATACTTTCGGTTCTCAACAAGAGAGAGTTAATCAATTCACTCTCCCTATAGTAGACGCAACAATCACTTACCCTACCTCAATAGAGTTTGTTGGTGGTGTAGCCCCTGCTGCTCCTGCTACAGGTGAGACAGACATATTTACATTCAGTAC